GGCCGAGCTGGTTTTCTCGTTAGCTGGGAGAACCACACATTCTTGGACGGAAAGGAGGGTGCACCGATGTTTTACACGGCGTTCCGTAGCAGGGACCAGTCCACCCCTGCTGTCACGATTTATTGTGGCAGCAATTCCATGAATTATGGAACAGGGTGGACGGGTTTCATCCACTATTATCGTAGTCCCGGTATCAACTGGGGTTACTATAATAGTAGGGACATGTGCCAGGATTATATAAATCCTGGGCCCCCATATCGATATGGACAGCGTTTTAGCTGTTTCCATCTCGAGAATCCTGCGTTTTCGTTGGCCAATTCGGGTGACTATCAAGCTTACTCGAACTGGAACACGATTCGTAGGTATTTGGGTGGCTTTGTCCCAGCGATTTGGCCTGCTGATGCTCGTTTTGTGCCGAGTGGTATGACAGACTCGGCCTTAATGAACGCAACAGGTCAATATGCTATCGCGGACGCTTCGGTGCACGGTGCCACTGCCTGGAACAAGTTTCGACCAGGCAATCCTACAGCTGACCTAGGAGTATTCTTGGGTGAATTCAAGGATATACCTAGGATGCTGGAGACCACAGCCAGGGGTTTCCATAATCTATGGAAATCGATTGGTGGACGTTCCCATGGGAAAATCCCTAAGGAAGTCGCCAATCATTGGCTGAACACCCAGTTTGGGTGGTTGCCGTTTATAAGCGACCTGCGTAAGTTCCATAGAACTTACGCGTCTACTGATGCGCAACTACAGCGCATTCGTAGACAAAATGGTGCTTGGATTCGGCATGGTGGCACATTAGAGTCGACCAAGACTTCAACTGTGCAAGCGTCGAGTGATGTATATACAAAACACTCGCCACTTCCACAAGCGAATATCTTGGTTAACTCTTCGGCTCCCGGGAGCTATGTCCAGTCGCTCGATGTTGAGCAACGAACATGGTTCGAGGGCTCTTTTCGCTACTATATACCGAATGTGAATTCGGTAGAGTGGGAGAAGAGAGTCCTACTTGACTTGTATGGGGCAATGCCCAATCCAAGTCTCATCTGGGAGCTGACTCCTTGGTCGTGGCTAGTCGACTGGTGCTCAAATGTGGGAGACGTTGTCTCCAATATGAGCACCGGTTGGGCTGAGAACCTAGCCGCGAAGTACGCCTTTGTTATGAAGTCCACTGACTACACCTGGGTGCTGAACTCTACACTCAGAATGAAGCCAGCGGTAGTTCATAACACGTGGTCATACCCACTTAAGTGGCGTATGCGCACGCCGGCGTCCCCGTTCGGGTTTGGTCTGTCGGGCATTGATTTTACTGCCCGACAATGGAGTATTCTATCTGCGCTGGGCCTATCTAGGCTAGCATACAGATAGATCTCCATTACCCCTGGTCGGTGAGCTAACAGCCACTCTCCGTGGAAACGAGAGTGGTGCCACCGTCCTAAATTCCGCAAACTTTAGGAGGATAGCCACAATGTTCACCGATCCCCAGTCAGTAACAATCGATGCCGTTCCCTTCAGCATGCCGCGGATTCAATCCGATGGCACGCAAGCTCTCTACAGCACAGCGGACGAAGGGCTCAAGATGCGGATTTCGCATCAGGAGTCCAAAGGCCGCACACGGCGCATGGTCCGTTTGGACAAGCGCGTGGTTGCTGCAGACCCGTTGACTTCGGTCAACACGTATCAGAGCGTAGGGGTCTATCTTGTTATCGATGAGCCAGAATATGGCTTCACCGATGACAACATCGACGACATCGTCCAGGGCTTTAAGACCTGGCTTTCTACGGCGAACGTGACGAAAGTCCTCGGATCGGAGTCCTAAGATGTCTTTCATCTTAGAATATCTGATGCGAGTACCTGATTACGTTTGGCAGATAGTGGCGTTGTTCTTGCCGGGAAATAAGCTTTTCCAGTTTATACATGGAAAGCTTACAGCTCCGGTGAGTGCGACGCCTTAAAGTGGAGGCCATCTTGTACGGCGTAGTCACATTCTATACAATCATTACTTTAGTGATTGTATGGTTGTGGCTTCGCCGTGTAGGGTAGTCTTCACCCTCTGCCATTGGGGGCGGTACATCTCTGTACCGCCCCCAACTGTAGAAAGTTGTTACGTACGACTGCCCACTGACTTACGTCGGTGGGGAGGTGGACCCTGTGGCTGGAAGCTAACCCCCTAGTAAGGAGGAAGCTTGAAAAGCCACGTGAGTACCCTCCAAGAGTTGGCCATATGCATCATTAGAGATGCAATGGCCATGTGTGCAGCTAACGAGTCAGCCGATCGTGATATCGACACTCTGATATCACGGGTCGAACACGAAGGGTTATCATTCTTTACGATAACACTTCCGGCCCTTGGCGCAGACTTCGAAAGAAGTTTAGACCAAGGACACGTGGGCCCAAAGTACTTTCGAGCTTTTCGAAAGTACCGAAGAATCCCCGCATTTTTGCGAGGTATCTTCAGCCTTGTGTTCGATGCTGATACTGGTAGGATCCTTGACGAACCCTCAGTTTCGGCCGTTAAATGTATTAGGCAGATAGCCTATACATTTAAGAAGGTGAAACTGGCTTGCTCCCCAAAAAGGGTGAGCAAGGCATACGCGGGTTATGTCAACGATGAGCGCGACCTTGAAGAGGCCTTGGTTCCTGAAGACGTCGATCATTTTCTCGATGTCTCAAGACACATGTGGAGTTGGTTATCTGCCGAGCGATATCGCTCGACATTTGACTTTATTCCAAAACATGGTCCAGGAGCTACTGCGGAGAAAATTAGCGGAAACGCTAAATTTCGATTCCGTAGTTGGCACGATCGACTTGAACAGTACTTTCCTTTGGATGCTTATGCATTGGCTAACGTCAATGCATTAGATTCAGAGGTGTTCAAGAGAATGTCGATCGTTACTGAGGATCAGGAGTTACCCGTAAGGGTGATTACTGTTCCAAAGACTCTTAAGGCACCCCGTATCATTGCGATAGAGCCTGTTTGCATGCAATATGCACAACAGGCTGTATCTCGAACCCTCATTCAGGGAATCGAGAGGAATCGGCTAACAGCTGGTCATGTGAACTTCACAGATCAGACTGTCAATCGACGCCTTGCATTGATCTCGTCAGGTGATAGTTCAATGGCGACATTGGACTTGTCATCTGCTAGCGACAGAGTTCCTCTGTCTCTAGCGATCCGCATGTTTGATATGGCACCTGAGCTTCAGGGTGCTATACTTGCATGTCGGTCGACGAGGGCGCAATTACCTTCAGGTGAAATTATTCACCTGAAGAAATTTGCGTCCATGGGGAGTGCTTTGTGTTTCCCTATCGAGTCGATGTACTTCTACACGATTTGTGTAGCGGCTCGTTTAAGGAAACACGCCCTGCCAGTGACATCGCGTAACGTCTACAAAATGTCGCGCGATGTCTACGTTTATGGGGACGATATTCTCGTACCCACAAACGATGCTGCTGCTGTTGCCGGTCACCTACAAAAGTACTATTGTAAGGTGAACATGTCGAAGTCTTTCTGGACTGGGAAGTTCAGAGAGTCTTGCGGCATGGATGCATTTCGAGGAGATGAGGTTACACCGACTTATCTCCGGGAAATGCCTCCGCGCAACAGGCGGGATGCTAGTGCACTAATCTCATGGGTGAAGACAGCTAACTTGCTCTTTAAGAGCGGTTACTGGCTCACTAGCTCATTCCTCCTAAAAGAGAGTGAGCAGCTACTGGGTAAACTCCCAGTAGTCGGAGAGAAGTGTGCTGGCCTTGGCAAGGTATCATTTATGCGGGGTTATTCCATTGAAAGATGGAATAACCAATACCAGACTCCGGAAGTACGGACCTGGGTCGCATGTCCAGTTTATCGCACAGATAAACTGGCCGGATACCCTGCACTGCTTAAGTGCCTACTTCAGTTGGAGACTCGGGTTGGGTCCGAATCTTCATCTGATGTAGAACATTTAAGCAAGACCGCACGGCACGGCGCCGTCACGCTCAAACGCCG